GTTTGTCATCCATACGTTTTAAAGCTACCAACTTACCACCTGGCTCTGGAACTTCTACAGTAAGACTATCGTTAAACTCAACAGGTACAAAATTATTACTTATTTTAGAAAATAATAAACGATTAGGTTGTTCTTCCAATCCTCCTAGAAATACTCTATTTTTATAAGACTCCATTATAGAAGCTGCACCAATTGGTGTATTTTCTAAAACTCCTCCAGTTGTATAAAGTAATTCATTATCTTGTAAACTACTATCAGGAGTAGTATCTTTTAGTTTTATGTAATTGTATAATAAAAAATTTCTAGAAGCAAATACTGTACTACTATTAACTGCAAGATCACTTACTTTATAGAAAAGAGTTCCATCATCTATAGTACGATAAAGTTCTATAAATGTAGAAAACTCATACTTATATGTTAAATTTAACATTGGAATTATAATGTCTATATTTTGATAATTAGCGTTTAGAGATACAGTTAATTGAGGAGAAAGTCCTGATCTATGAATATTTCCTTCATTATCTTCAAAACGATAACATGCTCTGTATAAATAATTGTCTCCATTATTAAAAGGATGACCTGTTCCAGTTGAAACCATTCCTTCAGTATGAATATAAAGAGTATCGGGACTTTGTAAAAAACCATGCTCAGTTAAACGACTATTATCACTGTTAAAAACTTGAGGACCTGCTACTAATAAATTACGTCCCATTTCTTCATTTTGATTTGCTACTTCTGCACTATAGTCTAATTGAGTATAAACACCTGTTGACAAAGAGAAAAAAGAAGTATCATTTGACTCTACTTTTGATTTTCTTAGTCCAGGTAGTACAACATTACCTTCATTAAAAGCTACAGTAGGGGGACTAGGGTATCCTGTAGTGTAGTCATTAGAGTAGACATACCCACTAGAGGCTGTACTATATCCTAATAACCCTACAGGGTTACTTGTTTGTGCATCACTGTCTATTCCATTCCAAAGAAAATAAGAGTCTTGAGTAGGACTTGCTCTACCTACCATAAGAACAGGTGTGGCATTTCCTGCTATAAAAGGATTAGATGTTATTTTATGAGCTTGTAAAGCAAAAGTGTAAGTATTTGAACTAGAATTACTTCCGTCACTGTTAGTGGTAACTCTAAGTCTACCTATTCTATTTTTATTCCAATCTGGAAAATCTGCCCAGTCTACATCAACAAATCCTGTAGAAGTTCCTTCACTTTTTATATAACCTGTACTACCAAAGTCTGTTGCTAAGATATCAGTTTCAGTTAAAGCTCCAGCAGTGTTGTCTATCATATAAAGTTTATTAGTAGAAGTTCCTGTTGCAGTTCCAGTTACTTCCATGTTGTAATAAGCATTTATAGTATAACCTTTAGTCCCATCTCCTGTTGGATTAGACCTGGCAACTGCTGTAACTGCATTAGGGCTTACAGGAAAAGTTATAGAATAAACACTGTCTAAAGTTATATTACTACCTTCAGGATCAAGAGTAGCAATCCCTACTCCTGTAGAAGTAGTGTAGGACACTAAAAAACCACCCATAGTGTCGTTTGATATTAATGTTGTTTTATTATACAGTTCTGAAGGAATCTTATTTACGGAAGTGGCTGTTATAGCAGTAGTTCCTGTTAGAGTGTAGCCAAAACCTAATGTTGAACTAGCTGTTCCAATAGGGTTTATAAAGAATGGTACAATAGAATTATAACCAGCAGTAGATTCTTTATAAACTAACAACCCAGTAGTACCAGCTTCATTTACTATAACATCATAAATTTTATCTGCATGAGCAGTGTAGGCAGCAACCCAAGTACCACTAGTTATATCAGAATAGTCTAAATGATTCATAATTTTATAGTAGACAGAACCTCCACTAATACCCCACCTTACTATTTTATCTCCTAGTTTAACAATTTTTGGTCTAGAAACACTAGATGCTATATTAACATTATCTACAAGAGCAACTCCAGTTTCTAAATTTTTAACACTTATATAACAACCAACAGTAGATGACCCTACTATTAAGGTATAGATAGAATAAATAAACCCATCTTTTATAGTATGGTTTACATTATTATAAGTGTATTGGTCATTTTGAGCTATAAGGTCTGTTTTTACTTTTGCAGAAAGATATTTTCCAGTAAATAAAGCTTTACCTAAAGCTGGAGAATCTGTTAAAGCTTTGTCTTTGTCAAGAATAAAAAGATTATCTTTATATGAGGTTATAGCATTTATATTAGAGAATGGTATCTTATCAGAAGAGTTTACATAACCATAATCTTCTCTAGCTTTTTCATACCCATCTTGTTTTTCTATTTCACCATACTTATCAATTTGAATATTTTCTAATTCTCTAAGAGACCCAGGAGGTTCCTGTTTAGGGTCAATCTTTTGATTTATTCCTTTTGACAAAGGTATAGCAATTTTGCCTTTATTTAAAGCCATTATTAACCCTTAGTTTTGTACTCTATACCATTTAGAACTTCCATCAGTAACTACCATTGCATGACCGTAGTTAGTTGAAATAGTAAAATTTCCACCTGCTGTACCACCATCTATGGTATTTGTTCCTGCTGCTGTAATTGTAACAGCCCTAGTGCCTCCTGCTCCGCCTCCATCTTTTATAATAAAAAACCGTCCAGAATCTACCGTATCCGCTACAGGTAAAGTTATAGCAACAGTTGTTGTTCCTGTACCAGCAGCATTTATAAAAGAATAAGTAGCGTTAGCAGCTACAGTATGTGTTGAAGAAGTTCCAGTTGTGTAATAACTTAAAGTATTAAAATCTCCTTTAACTACTCCATCTTTTGTAATTTGAACAGAAGCAGTAGAGTTTCTCCAATGTAAATCATTTCCTTTACTATAAACTGATCTAGCTGTAGTAGAGTCTGAACCTTGATCCTCAAAAACTGAATACTTAAGCTCAGTGGCACTATAACCGTTAAACTCAACATCAGCATTAATATTAAGACCAGCAGAAGGAATACTCTTACCTTGCGTACTATGATCATGATCATCTAGATCAATAAAAGCATTGTTAAGAGTTGTAGCCCAAGTTGGTCCTAGTGTAGACCCTACATCAGGTAAGGTTAAGTTTAAGTATGTTCCTGAACTAGCCATTGTAGTCTCCTAAAATATCCATAAGTTTGTATCTGTTGTAGCAGTTGAACCTCTTAGTAATAAAAATTTACTTCTATTAGGATTAGAGGTTGTAGACTCATAGACTTCTCCAGTCTCGTTTTTTCTAACTACAATCCAACCTAAAGGTTCTCTACCTAGTTTATGTTCTACTACTGTATCCGCTGTACCGATGTCTACTTCTTTAATTAAAACTCCATTTATAATAGGAGAGTTAGCAATTTGTTTAACAACCGTATTAACATTACTTTGAGTCTGAGTAATATCTCTATTGTTAGGGTCTATTTGTTTAACAAAAGACTTTATACCAGCCATTAAGTACTCCTACTAAAGTAGAACTCATTATTTTCTAAATAAATGTCTGATACTGATAAAGGATGTCCTGCGTCTCTATTACTTGCAGCTTCCTCTATTCTTCTTTTCATGTCTTTTTTTTGAGCATAAAGAACTGTTACATCACTTTCTTCTTTTTGCAAACATTTCATAGCTGCGTCTATTACTACATACTCAGAATATCCATTAATATCTTCAAAAGTAGTAGTAGAGGTAGCTGGAGTTGTACTGCTAAACTGTTGTGCAGTGGGTACGTACCAAATTTTAATCTCTGTATTAGTATCTGGAGTAGGAGTAAAAACAATAGTTGATCCTACTAATCTATACCTAAGATTAGAAATACCTAACACACTAGATGCTCCACCATTTTGATTTATATTTCTTTCATTAAAATTAAACGGTCTTAGAGTAAAATAATCATTACCATTTAATTTTGCATCCATTCCTCTTAACTTATAAAAGTCCGTAATATTAGGACCAGCAGTAGAACTTGCTATAGGATAAGTATCTTGGTCTGCTGTTGTATTAAAAGTATCACTACTAACATAGTA